CTTGGATCTGATATATTCCCTGTAAACATTCCTCTTGGATCACCTGCTCTAAGAATAGCAGCTTTGTATGTATCAGCGTCTTTGTATGCTAAAGACTCTTTACCTAAATTTTTGTGATAGTCTTGATACTCTGTATCTCTAAAACTTTCTTCCCTGTAAGTAGGATCTGCACCTTCAGATAAAAATCTATACATAGCATCTGTATCTTTAAAGTTGCCTTTTCTAGCTTCTTTTCTTTCCGCAAGAGCTTTGTCTTGCTTCATTTGCTGCATGTAATTTCCACCGCCAGCACCGCCACCCTTTAAATGTACTCTATCTTCAAACATAATTATCCTTGCCCAAATAAACTTCCTAAGTTAGCTAGTATTCCACTAGTGCTCATTAAGCCACTTGCTAAACTTTCACCAGAACTAGGTTGTGGTCCTTGAGTAGATCCAACGGTTGTTCCTGTTCCATAACCACCCATCAAACCTGAAATCTGTTGACCAACAAAACCAAGTTGCTCGTAAGGAGCATACTGTTGTAGTTTGTTTCTGTTAGCCATTGCATCAATACCAGCTTGAGCGTATTTCTGTTGCTGATCACCAAAGCTAGATAGAACACCAAACTGTTGAGCACCTAATCTACCAACATCTCCTGCTAGTTGTGTTTGTGCTGCTAGAGCGTTTTGGAATGGTGACATTTGCGAACCAGCTAATTGACCTTGAGCTGTTCCTGCTTGTTGTAGTGCACCTATATCTTGGCCAGCGTATCCAGAAGCTGCTTGACCTAGAGCTCCTGTCTGTTGACTGATTCCCATTCTATTACTTATATCTTGTTGTCTTCTACCTGCAGCATCCATGAAAGCTTCTCTTTCAAGTCTACCAGATAATAAATTTCTATTTAACTGATCTTGTTGTGCCTGTGCTATCTGTGCCTGTGCTGCTCTTGTTCCACCAAACACACCCATCTGACCTTGATTTAATCTTAAATCTTGAATTCTTTGAGACGCACCTTGATCATAAGCAGCAAGTTCAGCATCAATGTAAGCTTGTCTTTGAGGATCAATATAAGAATCAATAGAACCAGGCCCGGTCCCCGCTCCAGGACCCGCTAGTCCTCTTGCGCCCGCAAGGTCAGCCATTGCTTGCTGTTGATACGGAGTTGCAGCCCCCGATATCGCTTGAGCTCCTGCTAAGCCTTGCATTTGATTCATTGCTGCTTGAGCATTTGTTAATGCTGTAGCACCGGCACCTTGAATTTGATTTGCTGCGGTTGTTGCTCTGTCTAAATATGGTTGGAAAGCCGCGATCCCCGATCCGCCGACCGCGCCTGATGTTGGGTCATACGTGAATCCTTGTTGACCAAGAGCAGTTTTCATTGCTTGTTGTTGCGCTTGGTTTTGTGCAGCTACAGATGGAGCAAACGCATCTGTTTGTATATTACCGCCAAGTATACCAGTTAACTTAGGGCCAAACATGGCCAACATAGATTCTATATGTGGTGACGATAACGTGGTTGACGTTGTTTCCGCTCTATCTACCATTATACTTTAGCCTCCAGTTGGTTCATTAGATCATACATTTTTTGTGCACCGACATTTACATCTCCGTCGCCCAAACCTTTTACAGCATCACGTGTCATGACAAACTCATCTTTTGATAGCATTGCTGGTACATCGTCGGCTCGCGGTTTAGTTCCCATAGGAATAAATCCACCACCACGTCCATCTAACTGCATATTCATATCAACTGGGTTTTGCATTGTTTGTGGTATACTTCCAGCATTCATTATACCACCCATGTTTCTATTTACACGACCACCTACTGCGTACCCGTGATCCATTTCTTCTATCATGCCCTCTAGTAATTCAATTTCTTTTACAGACAATTGATCTAAAGGTTTTTTATACATGTCCAAAGCTAAGTTTTCCATCATGTCCATTCTTTCTGCCATTGGATCAGGAGCAGATGCCATCATCATATTACTCATACCTCCACCTTCTAATCCAATACGACCACCGTCTTTGTATAAAGGCATACCACTGAGCATTTCTACAAGAGGGTTTAATGCAAGATCACTGAGCAGATAACCAGTTGAACCGTAATTTAATGCATTCATAGCTTTACCAAGGCGGCTTACTTTTTTACCATCTTTGTATCCAGCACGACCCCCAGCCGCATAATCAAATTCACTCATCTCTCTCATTTGTTCTATAATGTCTTGTTGTTGCTTATCTAAAATTGGGTCATCTAATTCTCTAACAATGTCATCATACGTATCGTAATGTTTTGACATTGGCTTATACCCTCTTTTGCCAGTAACACTTTTACCAGAAGCATAACCTGCTCGACCACCTAAATACATTTCATCACGGTCGCCTAGGTAACCTCTTTTTTCCATTTCTTTGTAAAGTTCTTCGTTTCCTAAATTTTCAAACTCAGGAAAATCTACTATAAAACGTTCTACTGCATATTTTAAATCACCAGGTCCACCGCCACCCATAAGTCCAATACGACCACCATCAGCTGCGCCTTGTGTTGTATAGATTGGATAGTTAGTTCCTGGATACTGTACTCTTCTACGTTGACTAGGGTCAGCTGCAACTTCTGTATATTCCCCACCCATCATTTGACCTAACGGTCCATAAATAGTGTTTATGTCTTCGTTTGTATAACCAGCGTTCTGACCATACATTCTCATCATATCATAGTTTGCTTGATTAAGTGCAGCTCTATCAATAGGATCGCTACCTTGTTCTGGACCACCTTTAGAACCTAACATCATTCCTAAAGCACCAAGACCACCATACGTTAATGCACCCGGAACGGAGAAAGGATTTTTAAGTCCACCTATTACTCCTTTTGTTATAGGAGACATAGCTACTTTTTTAGCTAAAGCACCTATACCACTTTTAAGTGCTGAACCAATAGTTGCTTTACTTGCTAAAGCACTTTTAGCCATGCCACTAGCCATAAGACTACCAGGAGCTGCGCCAGCTCCTATTGCAGCGCCTTTAAGTCCACCCATTAAAGCTGGTCCGCCAAGAGCTATTGCTGCTAAAGGTAATAATACCTTTGGTCGCATCACCTTCTTAACAACTTTTTTAATTTTCTTTCCGACCGATCCCATTACAGCATATACTCCTTAGTTGTTATTTTCATGTGACTTCTAATTAATCCATTTGGTGCAAGTCTAAACCACTGAACAGGTTTACCGACTCCTAATAAGTGTGCAAAGAATGTTTTGTAAAAAGTCATAGCTTCGTTATGTTTCCTTTTAAAAATTGTATCAATGACCCAAACTCTATCTCCGCTATTCCAATCATCAAAATCAATTTCCCTTTTTATCATATAGTTTTGTTCGGCTTCCTCATCTAAGAAAGCCCAGTTTCGGAAACCATAAACACCCTCTTCGTCGGAATGTATTTTATATTGTCCCAAAACAATAGACGGGTAAATGTGTTGAAAGATTTCTTTTAGACTATTATCTGACCACAACGGGTATTCAAACTTATATAGTTCGATGATGTCAAAAAGCTCATCCATAATTTACCGCAAGGTGGTCAGCCTTGTTTATTCTCCGCTACCTGAACCGATTGGTAGCTGTACGACCTTAACCTGTATATCTTTACCCTTTTGGGCAGTCCACGCTTCACCGCAGTTTGTACAGTTTCCTGTCGCTTGTTCATCCGAATCTACCTCATTATCACAATTTTTGCAATAAATTCTATGATAGACCTCAGGTTGTACAATAGGTATTTCCTTGCCCTCAACCCATGTAGTACCCAAAACCTTTGCTTCTTGTATCTTTTTCATCAACTAATCTCCACCAAAGAGCAAATAACATGGATTGTGTTAGCTGTAGAAGCAGTGGCTTTCAATACATCTCCTTCTTCTAATATCAAAGGATGCGTTAATAATTCAGTTGTAGTGGTTGCATTTATGGCTTTGGTCTTAAATAAAGAAATATCAGCAGGGCCTAAGCTTTTGTCTGATATCTTAAAATCAATGGTCTCGTTTCCTGCAGAATCATTACATATTAATAATGACTTAATTATAGTAACTGTAGGTGGTATAGGCGGATTAGCTAACTGAGACGTAGGCACAGTATATATATTTGTCTCGCCGTTAGTTGTTAAATCCACACTTTTATTTAAATATCTATCTGCCATTATATTCCAAACCAGCTCCTTGCTGACTGTTGATCTCTTAAATCGTCTTGATAAGAAAAGTTTAATTGATCTATAAGACTTTCTAGCTCACGAATCAAGACATCTTGCTGTTCTCGTTTAAATTCGTCTGCTGGTAAAGGTAGTCTTACAACTGAAATCTGTGCCATTATCTCATTCCATCCTGTTTTAAATCATATCTAATTGTTCCAAATCTCCAATCAGAATCAGCAGCGTTACTAGCTATCTTTATATTAGCTTGTCTGCCCCGACCTCTAACAGAGAAAAATTTAGTAGTTGAGTTTATCACTTTTGTAAAAGTCCTTGTATTAGTAGATGCCGGATAGTTAGCAAAAGTAGTAGTTACGTTTGCATCGCCTGTTAAAACTTTAAAATCAGGAATAACTCTACTAACATGATAAACATCATTACCATCTTCTATATCAATATCTCCTGAAGTTATAAAACAATCCATAGCATTTCCATCGTCATTGACTCCATCTTCATGAGCATAAAGCTGTGAACATCCTGCGGTCAATCCTAGAATAGTTTCATTGTTTGCAGGAGTAGAAGTAGAATAAGAAGAACCATAAGGATTTGCAAATACACCTCTGTCTGTCCATGCTGTTCTAGAAAACCCTGTGTTAGTATACCAAACTTGTTCTAAATAATTATAGGTTACGCTTCTATCTAAATAGTCAGAACCATTACTTGGATAGAACCAAGTAACTTCATTAAAGTCTACATTAAGACCACAGAAAGTTTGTACTTGTGATGATGGACTAACATTACCAAAAACAAAATCTTGTACAGAACAATCTAACTTTTTAACAGAACCATCAAACATATAGAAAGCAGTTTGTGACATCCAGTATGTAACACCATTAACCTCTGCCCAACAGAAAGGTGATATAGCTCCACAAGAAGATCCAACTTGTTGTAGTCTAAAAATATATTTACCACCAATAGAAGTTAGTGTGTTTAAAGAAGTATCTGACCACACAAGAATACTACCACGAGAACGACAAGCAGCAACTATCTTAGATCCATCTTGAATCCTTGCGTCACCAGAAGTTGTTTCAGAAAGAGGTTTAGCAACCCAGTCTGTAAACACAGCTTGGTTACTCCACCTAATCGCTGTGTTTTCTTTTGTTCCTGGTGTGCCAATAGTTTGTTCAGTACCAAAACAAACTAAATGTTGATCATTAGATACAACTATAAAACGACTAGAAGTAGGGGCTCCTGAAACTATTTGAGCTCTAGTGGCTGTTCCACCAGACGTATCCCATTTATAAACAGCTCCGTTATTTCTCATAGCTAATAAGTCTTCTCCTTCATTATCAAAAACCCAATAAGTTGCCTCTAAGAAAATTGATGAAGAAGTACGAGGTGTGTTCCAAGTGCCCGCGTTCCACGCACCGGTACCAAACCCAAAACTGTAACTACTGGTAGCTGATCCTATGTTTAATTGATAGTTTGTTGTAACACTACTACCGCCAGCGCTACTAGCAGAACTAACATTAGCGTTGTGTGTAATAGTGTAACTGTTAGCATTTATAACTGATGTTATTTGATATTCGTTATTTACATCCTGACCACCAACTGAGGTTGCACCAGAAAAGGTTACAAAATCTCCTTCTGTTGCACCATGAGAAGTATGGGCAACTGTAATTGTAGTATTTCCTGTAGAAGTAAAAGGACCATTTAATGTAGAGGTTTTTCTTATTGGTGTAATATCAACAGCAGTACCCTCTGAATAAACATAAAGTTTTCTGTCTGTGCCGATTGCTAAATACCTAATACCACCGTCGTCATACCAAGCTTTCATTCCACGAATAACACCTACAAGTCTAGTAGCGATTAGCTTTGACCAACCACCAATCTTCTCTGGTAGTCCTGTTCTAAATCTTACATTCTTAGAATCAACCCAACGACCTTCAGCTCCATAAGTAGTAGTCTGTTTATCTATACCAGCCTGTATATTGACTTTACTCAGCATCTTTATTTTCCTCTAAATATTCTGGAGTATATTTATCTAAAAAATTTTGTGTAACAAAAGCTTGTTGCATTTGTGCTTGTTCTAATTGTTTTCTTTTTTCTTCGTCCATATTACCCTCCGTCTGTTCCTAGATTCTGTGTACCATAATAATCAGATAATTTCATATTTTGTCGAGCAAATCTAACAGCACCGTTATCTGCTAGATTATACGCAGGAGTACCAAAACTAACAGTCCCTATATCATTACTTCCTCCTAATGCAGATGGCCACTCAGGAGTTACATCAAAAATTTGATAGGTAGCTGGGCCCCCTGTATTAGCGGTAAATCCACCGCCAGCAAGAGAACCAATCCACCTTATTCTTACTTTAGTTGAATTAACTTTCCAAGCTTCTAAAAAATTATTACCAAAAGCACCGGCTGTACCAGTGGCTCCAGCTGGAGTCGGACCTGCATATCTAGTATCCCCATCTTTTTTTCTAGTATTACAGTTATGCATAAAACCGTCTATAGCACCACCCTCATCTATACCACCTGAAGAGTATTGCGCAAAAGTTACGTTACCTGCTGTCTGATCCGAACTATTTCTACGTTCTACTGTTACAAAACCATAATGGTTTTGCCCATAGTGTTCCCCTGTTCCAGGAGTTCCAAATTGAGTTGTAGCTTGATATGTATAAACAACGGTTCCGCTAGTGTTGGTATATTGACAACTAATTAAATCACGTCCACCAGCATTAGAGTTAAAATTACCTCCTACAATAATATGGTCAGTTCCGGTATTATTTGTAATATTTAAAGTTATAGTGCTTCCACTTCCTCCCCAAGAAGTAGACCATCCAGAAGTGCTCAAAGATCCAAATGCGCCCGTAGGGTTGCTTGGTCCTCCTCTTATACAGTTTGCAACTCCTGTTCCATTGTTGGCATGCGCTCCAGAGCCATTAATATAATTAGTTCCAGAACCACCGTATGTATCCCAAAATAAATAACCGGTGCCACCAGTAGTAAAACCTCTTGCTAATGTTTTGTTACTATTATCATTCCAAGTTACTGGTACGAAATAAGGGCTATACGCGTATACAATTGTGCCTCCAGTGGCTGCGTTTTGTAAACTACTACACGTCATATTAATCGTAATGTTGTCTCCATTTTTTATCATTCCTGGGTCTTGTGTAGTTCCATTATAGGTATATGTACCAGAAGCTTTTGCATCTTCATTACCACCCAAAAAACTAGAACTAAAAGTTATATCAAAAAAAGCTTTATTTTTTGTAACATGCCGGGTTGGATTATCACAAGCAGCTATTGCTAGTCCTACGTTATTACCACCGTTAGTTTGCTGTGTGTTTGTATTTATGAATATGGCAGCGCTTTGCGAAAAAGGTGCTCCAGCAGTAGTATTTCCACCAGTAGCAGTAACTAGTTTTTGATTTAAATATATAAATGTATATGAACCAAGTTGATAAGTGCCACCAGCACTGTACTGTCCTCCGTTATTAACAACGTTTGATATTAAATCAGAACCTGTAGTATTTAGGCTACTAGATATATAAACAGGAACGTTAACAGTATTATCTAAAGCAAATGTAAGTACTGTGTCTTTATCGCGAGAAAAATACGCAGGATTAAAAGTTGGAGACTGACCATTAATTACAAATTGAGTTCCACTCCATCCTAGATATATTACATCCCCTTGACCTATCGGTGCATAAGTTCCGCCACCTGTAGGATTATCAGGATTTCTAGCAAGATAGTCACTAAATTTAATATTAGATTGTCCTCCACTAGGATTAAACTCGTTCATTATATCAGAAAAGCTTATTGCTCCGGATGCTGTAACTGTCATTTGTTCACCTTGGCGGACAGCTCATTAATTGCTTGCACGAGCAGTCCAATTAATTTTTCATACTTCACACCAAGTGTGCCATCTTCTCTCTCAGCAACAACTTCAGGACAAACTTTAGCAACTTCCTGAGCAACAATTCCTACATCGTGTTTTCTTACAAAATACCCATCTTCGCCACCACGTTTTTTAATATGGTCAGCTTTCCAATCAAACTCAACACCACGAATAGCATTAACTTTTTCTAAAGCATCTTCTATCGTTGTTATATTTTCTTTTAACCTTTCATCAGAAGAATAATAAGCAGTAATTTCATTAGTTGCTCTAACCTCACCACTAGTTGCACCAACACTAGTTGTGCCTATACCTAAAGCTCCTGTAACCACACAACCACCTGCTTCTGTTGTTAAACGAGTAATAGCGTTATGCCTCAAAGTACAAGCTCCATTTGGAACAAATGAAGCTAAGATTTCTGATCCATCATTATTAATAATTGAGATACTATTTAAAACAGAAATTAAACCATTCGTACCATCAGAATACATTTTAAGATCTGTTCCAGCGCCCATTTGTATTTTATCGCTGTCACCAAATACAATGTTGCCTGTCATGGTTCCACCAGATTTTGGTAAGTTAGCTGAGATCTGTGTTTGTGCGTTTGCGGATAAACTGTTTATGTATTGAAACTCTGTATTATCAACACTACCGTCTGCAATACCTGTAGCATTAATATTAGTTAAACTTGCTCCTGTGTGTGCGTATTTTTTTGATTCGTATGTTGCCATTATGCTACCCTCTGAAATAATGCTGCTAAAGATAAGTGATAAGTCATACCGTTTTGCCCTGTCGTAGTTCCACCAAAATAATAACCCGATGTAACGACACGCCAAGTTCCTGTTTCAGTTGCTCTGGTTTTACCAGTTGGATCAGAATTTGCTCTATACCCTCTAAACATACCAAATAAGTTTAAACCTTGACCAGTTGTCGGCCCGAAAGAAAGTACTTCAGGAACTCCTAAATACATATTGTTTACATCATATGTGCCAGGTGTTACCTCGGCTCCAACACCAAGAGAGGTTGCTGAAACAGGTGTACCAGAACCTTTCCAATAAAGAGCAAATTCTTTTAGCGCACCTACAGCAGTTCCATTAGCTGGTACTCCAGTTGGTCCCGTAGGTCCTGTTGGCCCAGTCGATCCTGTTGGTCCTGTTGGTCCAGTCGGCCCCGTTGGTCCTGTAGGTAAGTTTGACATTCCCGAAGCATCTCCAGTAACAGCAGTCGCTGCTAATGTTCCTGAGACTGTAACCCCAGATGCACTGGTAACGAGTTTCTCCACGTTATTATGACGTAATCCTACAGCTCCGTCTGCTGTAGCAGTTAAATGTGTTTCATCTTCTGCTTGGTTCATTAACTTAATACTGTCACCAGCAATGCGAAGTTCACCAGTTGTATTATTAATTTTAGAATTATTAGTATCGTGTGAAATAACTAAATCAGTTCCACTACCGATGTTTAAATTTTGTGAATCATTTATTCTTACACCGCCTGTAAACGTAGCGCCAGCTAGAGGTGCTCTAGCGGTTATTTGTGTTTGTGCGTTTGAAGCTAAAGTATTTATAAACTGATACTCAGCATCGGTTACAGAACCGTCAGCAACTTGTGTGGCTGCTATTGGAATGGTAGCATATTTTTTTGACTCATATGTCGCCATTTTACTTCTCCGTTATTTTCCAGCCGTAAGTTGCTCCTGTGTAGACTATTGAAAATGCAGCACCCTCCGTAGAAACAGTTCCTGGAGCAGCTGCACCAAAAACTTTATCAGAACCACCTGGTGTAAGTGTTAGTGCATTAGAATCAAAGTTGTCTGCTAAATCCATAAAACGAATTTCAGAACCAACTGGCGGAGTTGTAGGTAAAGTTAAGTTTACAGTATTAGAAGTTGTGTTTACAAAAATATTTTCTCCAGCATAAACATTGTCTGTTGATGCTGTTACTGTCCTCCATGTTGATGAAGAGGTTTCTAATGCATACCAAGTTGTTCCATCTGTTGCCAAAAACATTTTTTGGCCAGGAGAAATAATTTGTTGGTTAGCCGAGTTCCCCGTTCCACCAACATCCATCGTAATTGTACCTGCGCCTGTGCCGTCATTAATGATGTAATATATTTTTTGTACTGCTGGTACGTTAATCCTGAAAGCTGTTGTAAAGTTATGAAACCTAATAGCCGCGGATCGTGATTGGTTTGATGCCGCAACAACAGGTCCATCTCCTGATGTTAAAGTTTTAGGAGAAGAATCTGATCCCAGGTCGATTGTTAAAACACCTGCTATCGCTTCTTCTAATGATCTTGAAAGTGTATTATTGGTTGTGGTACCCCAAGAGTTGGATTGTTCTCCATCACCAATAAGTTCTAGTTTTAATCTAGTCGAATATGTCGATGCCATTTATTTTGTCTCCGTCCAATTGCTATCTGTTGGTACTGTAACTTCGGACCAAGTAGGGGTCGTTCCCGTACTGACCTCAGTCCAAGTTCCACTAGTTGTAGCATTTAATTGCGTCCATGTCGAGCTTGTTCCTGGGTTTAAATTAGCCCAACTCGGGGTTGTAGGTATTGTTACATCTGCCCACCCTGTAAATAAATCTACGTCGTCTACGGATAAATTTAACTCAAAGCCAGTTACTGGTCTTAGTTGGCTTATAAGAATAGAAGGTGAGTTTAAAGACATATCTATCTGATTTCCTGATACAAGGGCTATTTTTGCGATTACCGGTAATACATTTCCTGCCGTAAGATTAATTTGTTGACCTGTGGCTGAAGTAACTGCAAGTCCAGAAATAGTTATATAATTACTAACCGTTATGGTATTACCCATCGCATTACCGTGGACCGTGCAATAGTATCTCAAACTATTTGGAGCACCTGCAGGTACAGTAAATTCTACTTTAGCTCCTGCTGTACCAGGAACTCCTGTTCCAACAACACCGTCTGTGTATGCATTACCTGCACCATCTTTAAATCTTAAAGGATGATTAAGATTTGTATTATCACTTTGATCAAATACATATTTAGTTGCTCTAAACATACTGATAGCAGGATTATTAGAACCATTTAAAACAAAAACATTACCTGAACCAGGGTTTGCAACAGTCACTGTATAATTGACAACACTTGGTTGTGAAGAAACAGTTGACTCAAGACCTGTTACCTGTTGCACTTGTTGTGCATCAATCGTCACCGTTCCTGGTGTGAGAGTAAGTGCGTTTCCTGTTACATCTATATGAGAATTACAAACAAGAAAATCTTGTCCAGCCCAGTTAAGAGAAAGGTTTATTTGTTGGTCTATGTTTGCTGGTACTATGTTTCCTACTTCATTACCAAGAGATATTGTTAAACCATTACCTTGAACTTGGTGACCAGCATCCGCTGTAAGTTCTTGTGTAAAACCTTCTTGGATTGTCATAGACAATCCACTGACTGGAACAGATATAGCTGCAGTTTGTGATGCAAAAGGCACCGTAGCAAAAGGAGAGCCGGCTATACTCATTATTTAACCTTCTTTAGTTCTTCGATTTCAGCTTTTAATTCTTTTATTGCTTCTATAAGTAAAGGCACAATTTTATCATAGTAAACTGTTTTATAGTTAGTATCTAAACTATGTATATCAACTATTGGTGCTTTAGTTACAATTTCTGGTAATACTTTTTCTATTTCTTGTGCGGATACTCCAACTTCTATACCATCTTTAAAAGCGTCTTCATCAATATCTTTTGCAACATCATTCCATTCATAATAATAACCATTAAGTTGATCTACCTTGTCTAAAGCATTATCTATTTTACCATGGAAATTTTTTAATCTCTCATCCGAACTATAGGCTGTAATGTTGCCCGTCGCGCTGAAGGATCCCGAATATGAGCCAGACATTGTAATAGTGCCGTTACCAGTATTTAAACCAATACCATTTCCTGCTGATACAGTTGTTGCACCACCACTTGTAACTTGAGTAAGATATCCAGAGTTATTTGTAAACTGAGATATGTTTCCTGATAATGAACCAGAAAAAGCAGTTGCAGTTACCGTACCATTAACATCAATACCTGTTGCTGTAGTGTCTAATTTTTTAGCTGCATTGTGATAAAGTGAAACTTCTCCACCATTAACTCCTTGCAAGTAATTATCACCACCCGTATTAGTTAGTCTTACATTAGTTGCACCTCGTATAATTAAATCACCTGTTCCGCCATCGTGAATATAACTATCATTTCCATCGTGATAAATTTCTAAATCGTTTCCAGTTCCAAATCTTGCTTTTACATCATCGTTGAAATCTACACCTGTTGCACCTCCAGGTACAGAAGGTGTGCCTGAAACATCTCCATATGCAACTTGTGAAAAAGCTCCGTTGTGAGCTAGAAAATGTCCTGATGTTCCTGCAGCAGGTACTAAGCCTGAGTTTCCTGTTGCTTGCCCTGCATTAAAAGTAATGTTCCCAGTCATTGTACCGCCAGCTTTTGGTAAAGCTGCGTTTGCTGTAGTTGTAGTGTTAGTTAATACAGTGTCTCTTGATGCAATATCTACACCATCAACTGTGCCACCAACAGTTATGTTGTTTCCAACAGAAATATTATTAGAGCCGTCTTCTACAATTGCTTTAGCAGCCGGCAATGTACAAAAAACAGTTTTTGTTCCTGCACCAAAGTTAACAGCAGCATCACCATTTGAACTTGATAATATTGTGTCTCTAGAAAGTGTATCAGTACTAGCATCGGTAACAGTACCTAAACCAACCTCAAAGTCATTTGATCCTGCCAAAGTAATACAATAATAAGTTGTATTAGTATTACCTATGCCAGCAACAAAAGTTTCGAAACCTGTTTGTGCACCACCTAAATCTAAAGTGCCCGTCCCGGTTGTCGTGGTTGTTTCCTTGACTCTATCGTTAATTACGAAAGCCATCTAAACCTCCTAACCTAACCTAAGTATCTCTGATCCACCACCTGCTGTTGGGAATTGAATTGTAAATGTTCCATTACTTGCTGTGAAATCTCCGCCAAAAGCTAGTACACATACAGCATCAGTATTAGACAAGTTATTATCTGAACGATAAATTAAAGCACCATTCGCTGTGAATGAAGCACTTGTCCAAGAGATATCGTCAAAGTCAACATACGCTGGAGTAGTACTTGAGCCACCTGTAACTGAAGGGTTCTGTAATTGTTTACCCCCTGCAGAATAAGCAGATCCTGAAGTATTAGTTATTTCGTTTGTCGTGACGTAATGTGTAGTAGTAGCTCCCATAGTAGCAGAAGAAGTGTACATAGCTATTTTGTATGTAGCGCCACCATCAAAATCATGGTTGCCTTTTAACAAGTTCATTTTAAAAACATTACAAACTGCTTGTGATATTGCCATAGTATTCTCCTAATTATGGATTCGCACTAGGAATAGGAATTCTAATAACTCCATCCCTGTACTCATCTCTACGTTTTTTACCCATCTGTTCTTGTGCAAGTGCAGTAACAGATTCTCTATAAGACTGCTCATACACTTGTTGGTCTTGTGGAGCTTTCAAGAACTTAAAAGCTTCACATAAAGCTGCGTACAAAAGTACTCTAGGGGCGTTTACGCTTACCCAAGTTTCAGTATTACTACTTGATAATCCTGCAGGTAATCTAGTAAATCCCACTTCAAATTTATATATCGCATTAGGAGTAGGCGCAAGAACTATTGTCCCCTCGTCCCACTGGGCATAGTACTTAGGCATAGTTGTAGAGCCAGTTTCTGGTGTATCATAGTACTCATTCATAAAATCAGCATCTACTCTAACTAGCTTGTGTCTAACTTTAGTACCTGAATCTAGGTAGATAGTTACATATCTGATAGTAGTAAAATCTGACAATCTAGGTGTAATAGCGGAGCTTGTTTGTCCTGGTAATGGAACCCATCTAACGTTTTGTGCAGTTGCTCCGTTTTGTACATCTTTATAACAATCTAAATCTACGTCTTTAAATATTCTAAGTTCAGCATGTTCTATAAAATCATTAACAATAGCATCAGTCAAAACCTGGCTATCTGTCTCTGTGTAATCTCTAATCTGTGTTACTAATTCTGCGTATGTTGTCATGCTAATTCTGTTATTGGTCCTACGGACGCCTTTAACCCTCCAAAATCTTTTATACCACCACTTTCATAATATTTAAAGCCTAGACCTCCAGCAGCTTCAAATTGATCTATGTAGGTAGTTCTATCGTCAATTAACAATTTATTTGCCCCACCATAAGGCCCTTTATCTAAATCTGTAGCATAATCTGCGCCAGCTGGAGCCCTAGCACCAGTAAGATTAGCAGCTATCCATGCATTTTTTTGTGCGGTTACAGATGCTCCTGAGGTTGTAGATAAGATTCTGTAACTTCCGTTCTTAGCTACTACTAAATCAATTAATGCGTCTGCTTCTGCTCTTTTTGCAAGAGTTTGAAAATAACTACCTGAAGAAGCAATAGCCGCTGCTTCTATAGCTGGTGTTAAATCATACCAATCACCACCTGAGTCTAGTAACCCTTGTGAGGTAGCATACGTTGCTACTGCTTGATAGTATTCTGTTAACACACCATCCATATCAACATAAACAGTCGTAGTTCCAGGATTACAATTTGCTGTTAACCATTCGTCTAAAATATCATTTGGTGTAAAAGAAAATTTATCATCATTTATTTTTGTAACTATGTGACCAGCAGCTGCATTTATATCATGGTCAACTATTCTAGAAACTTCTGGGTATGCTGGCCATTTAGCTGTTGCATCTCTAAATCTAACGCGGTCCCCGGTGCTGTAGCCGTGGCCCGGGTCTGTAACGTTAACAACAATACTATCTCGTACACCAGCAGAAAATGCGTTTTGACCTAGTAAATGAGAAACAGGTGGTTCTGTCCTTGCTGGTCTTGCGTGCTGCAATCCTTGTGTATCACCTTTAAATGTTCTTGGTACTAATTGTGGGTGCTTTTGTTCAAACTCACTTTTGTGTACCCAAGACCCATTCCACTCTTTTATCATTTCACGATATGGAAATGCAACTCCACA